CTGGCATTATATTTTGGGATCTAACAGACTTGTTTGATAATACTGTTCAGAACGATATGGTGTGGTATTTGAATTCAACCGGCGATGGATACGGTGACGGTGACATTGATGCACAAGAAGTTATTGAACACGTATTCCATACATTACACATGCATGGTTTAGATGCACAAACATTAAAAATGTATCCTTCTATAAGTTCAGACTGGGCAACTGGTCCATTATATGCGGCAATGGAAGAAGCATACGATGCAGGTAAATGGGATCCGTCAGGATATAACAATCCATCAAATGATTGGAAGACCAATGGAGATGCATTTGAAGTAGCGGCAAAAGAATATTTGTTTCTACTAAACTTTGCTATGTTTGAGTATACAGAATTATGGGAAAATGGAAGTCTTAGTCCCGAATGGACAGACGATATGCGTACACAGTCTGGTATTCAAACAAATAATCCTCTAGGTTATGCATTACACAATACATATATTGCTCCTGTTATTAGTAGGCCTACGTTGTCAACAATTAGAAGTATATTCCAAGACGGAAATACACCAGCACAAGATGATCCAACTCAAGCAGGACGATCAGGTTATTTTGTTACACAGTTAGTAAAAGAACGATCTACAGACTTTAGCGAAAAAGGACCAAGAGTTGATATTTTTGCTCCTGGTTATGCAATTCAAGCGGCAATTCCAAGTGGAGCAGATTTAGATGCTAATAGTACAACACACCCTGATAATGCAAGTTACAAAATTAGAAAGTTACAAGGAACATCAATGGCATCACCACAAGTTTGTGGTATTTTAACTCAATTATTACAAGCAAGACCCCATTATACACAAGCAGATTGTCTTGCGTGGCTACAAGATCAAGCAGTAGATAACAGACTAAATGACCCAACTGTTGGTACTCCTAGTACAGATTATCAAAATTTTAGAGCATTAAATGGTGCTAATAACAAATATTTACAAACACCCTTTGTAAGTGGTTTAAAGTATAATTTTACAGGTGGAATTAGTTTTTCCAGATAAGCATAAATACTTTTAAGTTTACAACGGAGATACTATTTTGGCAAGTAATGCAAGAGTTATAGCAGACGGAGGCGGCGGCGGAGGCGGCGGCGGTGGCGGCGAATATGCTGGTACAAGAAATGACAGTTTTCACGCTTTATCAGTCAACGACGACGGAATGCTAAAGTACACAAAATTTGATATGATTGATAAAAATTCTACACTTAAAATTTCAACTGATGCTGGAAATTCTAGTTGGGAAGGTATTACCTATAGTTTTGATAACTACAATCATACAACAGGAAAACCAAATAGTAATACGTTATATGATCAATACAAGTTTAGTGGAAGGGATCAATTTTATTTTATCGACGATGATGGTAATCTTATTGTTAGATTCAATGAGAATTATACACACACCGAGCCAAAATAAATAAATAAGGATGGGTAATAGAACATGGCAGATTTTAATCTAGGTAGAATTAAGTTTAAATGGAGAGGCGCTTGGGTAACAGGCTACTCATACATTAAAGACGATGTAGTACTACATGGTGGTATATCATATGTAGTAAAAGAAAATCATACTTCTTCAAGTGTCGAAGGCGATCTTTCAAGTGCTAAACTTGAAAAGATGGCAGGCGGTACTGAGTGGAAAGGTGATTGGGTTACAGCAACAGTTTACAAACGTGGAGATATTGTTAAGTACAAATCAAACGTTTATATTGTAACTGAAGGACATACTGCTGGCGCAAACTTCGAAACATCAACTAGCACAGATGCAAACTTATATATTTCAGGTATTGAATATGATGGCGAATATGTTAATTCCCAAGAATACAATATTGGTAACCTAGTAACTTACGGAAATTCACTTTACTTAAACATTCAACATACAACAGGTAGTAATTTACCAGGTGGAGCCCCATCCGCTACCACATATACAATTACTGTTAATGTTGACACACTAGGCGGTACTGGTGGAAACAGATATTTTGTAGACGGAACACAAGCACCAGACTTAGCATTTACTGAAGGTAACACTTATATCTTTAATCAAGATAGTGGTACTAACAACGGACACCCGATACTATTTTCAAGAACAGGAAATGGATCACACGCAGGTGGAGCAGTATATGAAGAAGGTGTTGAATATTATTTAGACGGACAATTACAGTTAAGTAAAACACAATACCTAGCAGGATTTGATGCCGCAACAACAAGACAGGTAAGAATTACAGTACCACAAAGTTCACCAAATACTTTATACTGGTATTGTCATAATCATCCTGACATGACTGAACAAGCAACAGATGGTGATTGGTCAACAATCACTGTTAGTGAAAGTTCAACGTATTGGGCATTAGTTGCCGCAGGTTCAGGCTGGAGAGGCGCTTATAATTCTTCTGAAAGTTATTACTTACAAGACATTGTTACATACGGTGGTTATCTTTACATTGCTAAAAATGACTCAACAGGCGTAGCACCAACAGAAACAAACAACTGGGACATCTTTGCAACTTCTTATAATGAAAGAGGTACATGGGATAATACTACAGTTTACTCCGCTGGTGACGTTATCAAGTATGGAGCAAAAAGATATATTGTTAAACAAGGACAAACTCCGCCAACTGGTACAACCCCAACTACTACACAATACTATGATGTGTTTGTTGAAGCCTTTGAATACAAAGGCGGTTGGAATGATGGTCAAGAATACTATCCAGGTGATATTGTATTAGAAGGTGGTAGATTATGGGAAGCACAAGTAGTACACACTTCGACAGTATCTAATAACCCAAGTGATCCTGCCGCAGGCGGCGGTATATGGTCAACGTTCCTTCCAGGTATGAAATGGAACGGCGCATGGAGTATTAGTTCAACTTATTATCAAGATGATGTTGTAGAATATAATTTAAGTTCTTACATTGCATTAAGAGAAACAATTGGTGAAACTCCAAATGTTAGTCCTGCGGCTTGGAATTTAGTTGCACAAGGCGATGCAAGTACTATCACTACAACACGTGGTGACATAGTTGTTAGAGGATCAGTTGGAAACATTCCACTATCAATTGGACCAGCAGGTTCATACTTATACAGTGATGGAACTGATGTAAAATGGGGTGCTCAAACTCCACAACAAGATTATTTTGTATCACCACAAGGTGATGACACAAACGATGGTAGAACACCAGCAACAGCATGGAAAACAATTAGACATGCGGCTGACACTGTGTTTAACAGAGGCCAAAGTATTATTGCTATTGCGTCAGGATCGTATAAAGAACAATGTCCAATTAAAGTTGGTAAAGGTATTGTTGTAGAAGGTGGCGGCCTAGGTGCTGTTGATGTACAACCAGACACAACCAACGACAACGGTTTTGGTGTTGGTATATCCGATGACGGATCTACTCCAAACGCTAACTCAGATGTATTCCAAATGAATAACGGTTCAAGATTACGTAACATTGTATTTAGAGGTTTTAGTACTGGTTCAGTTCAAGCATGTTTAGATCCGGGTACAAGTCCAAATGATACAAGTGTTTGGATTACTTCACAATCACCTTACGTACAAAACTGTACTAACTTTACACCAGGTGGTACTGGAATGAAAATTGACGGTGCTCTACACAATGGTGGTTATAAGAGTATGGTTGCAAATGACTGGACACAAATTAACTCCGATGGTATTGGTGTACACGCACTAAACGATGGACGTTCAGAACTTGTTTCTGTGTTTACATACTATTGTAATGTAGGTTACCTAGCAGAAAGCGGTGGTAAAATTCGTTCAGTTAACGGTTCAAGTGCATATGGTGAATTTGCTGTTAGAGCAGATGGTTTTTCACAAGCAGAAACACCACTAACAGGACATATTAGACTAGCAACACAAGAACTAAACGCTATTCAAGAAGTACAACATGATGTAACATTTAACAATTCATACAAAGATTCAACAGGTGATATTTTTGCAGTTGGACACACAGCACCAGCGTACTCAGGTACAAACTATGCAACTTTCCAACAAGCATCATCTTACATGTATTTTGCAAGATGGACAGGTAACACATTAGATTGGCAACAAACACTAGGTGCACCAACAAGTGATAACGTTGGATTTACTGGTGAATTAAATGTTGTTTGTGAAGATACTGCAGGTGGTTACTATGCGGCAGGTAGAATTTACCAAAACAGTGTGTACAAAGGTTTTATTGTTAAGTTTACAAGACTAGGTGAAATACAATGGCAGAAAGTTATTTCTGCTACAGATAATATTACAGGTATGGTACATGATGAAAGTCAAGCACTATACATAGCAGGTAATCACTCAACAGCAGGTGCAACACTTGCTAAATTATCAAATGGTGGTGTAATACAATGGAGTGAAACTATCAACTATGATGGTAGTACAACTAACTCAATTGATGTTGTAAGTCTAGCATTTGGTAGACCAAGTTTATCAAGTACTGTAACGTACACAACAGAAGGTGCGGCAGACTTAGAAGGAAAAGTATTTTTAGGATTTAACGATGGTACTGCAAACGAAACAGGTATTGTAGCATATGATTCAAACGGAAACTACATTAAGAGTTTCCACTTAGGCGACTATAGTATGTTTGACATGAAGTTTGACAACACAGGTGAAGATGGTTTATACTTTGCAGTTGGTGGACAGTATGTAAGAAGTGTTACTTCGTATGCTTACCCACAAACACAATTAACATATTCAGGATCAACACCAACTACAGTTGCTAACGTAAACATTGGCGGTGGTAGTGGTGGATCTGTTAGAATTGCTTTTGATACAGGCGGAGCAACATTAGATCAAGACGCTAATATTACAGTAGGCTATAGTTTATTCAGTAGTGGTACTGGAGTTGCAATAGTTGTTGCTAACCAAGGTGTTACAGGTAACCAGCACATTATTGATGTTAACATTACAAGTGGAACATTTGTAAATGCTGAAACTGTAGAGATGAGATCACCACCAACAGTTAACACATATGATAACCCAATTCTTGCAAGAATTAGATTAGATGGCGAAGTTGCATGGCAAAAACAATATGCTTCATTAAAAACAGGCCGTTATAAAGCAATTACTCCACTAGGTGATGAACTTTATGCAGTTGGATCTATTGAAACAGTTGCAGGATCTAATGTATACAACGGTTTGATATCAAGTTTTGATTCAGCAGGTATACATGCATTTAGTAGAGAATTATCAGATAACGATTCAGGTGTAGAACTAAACAGTGTTTCCATTGATGGTGTTAACCTTATTATGGCAGGTATGACAAATGGTAACAACGCAGGTTACTTTAACTTTACAAGAACAGGTGGCGGTTTTGGTACACTAGATGATTCAAGTGGAGCATACAATTATATTACAGTTACACCTACTATTGAAGATGCAACTATTTTAGATTACAAATTCCATGACATGGACTTTAGTGATGCAACACTTGCACTTACAGATACAAACGGTGTTGTTGATAACTCACCAGAAAAAGTATTATCGATCCAAGCAACTAGACAAGGTTTTGCTAGTATTGGTACAGGTATTAGTTTTGCTGTAGACGGATTAGAAAGACCAATTAAAGATGGTTCGGTAGCATTTATTGATGGAGATAGTGAAACTTACTTTATTATTTCTACAAGCGGTTACCAACAACCTACATTTACAACTGGAAATGATCCAAATGCTTATGCGTTGATTAATGCTAACAAAGCATTCTTACAAGAAGAAGTTATTCAATATATTGATGCAACATATCCGTCATTGGTATATGACACAGCATTATGTAGACGTGATACAGGATTAATTATTGATGCAGTATTATTTGACTTAGATACAGCATCAAATGGTAAATCAGTTGACGCTGGTTATTCATATTATTCAAGTCCATCTGCAAGATATGCAATTACAACACAAAAAGCAGAAACAGTTGCGGCAAACACATACTTAAAAACTATTATTGCTAACATTGTCAACGAAACAGTACCAGCAACAGTACGTGGTACAGTTCCGCAGGTTACAGATGCAGGACTTGTTAGAGAAGCAGGCTCAGATACTAGAGCACAAACACTTGTACAAGTAGTAATTGACATTATTAACATTGGTAAAAGTTCGGCTCCAGCAAAAATAAACTACGGTACATCAAACATTGCTGTTGATCCAAAAGTTCCAAGTAACAAAACACCAGATGAAGGTGCAAGAGTAACAATACGTGAAGCATTTAGTCAGGTACGTATGACAGGACATGACTTCTTAGACATTGGTACAGGTGGATTTGCTGATACTAACTATCCAGTTATTATTAAAGCAGACTACGGACAAACACCAAACCAAGAAGCAGAAACTATTTCGCAAAACGGTGGTAGAGTGTTCTACGTAACCACTGACCAAGATGGTAACTTTAGAGTTGGTGACTACTTTAAGGTTGAACAGGCCACTGGTAGAGCAACACTATCGTCAGAAGAATTTGACTTAACAGGTTTGAACGAACTACAACTTGGTAGTATTACAGCAGGTAAAACTGGTGCTACTATTAACGAATTTAGTACAGATCCAAACTTAACAGATATTTCAGATAACAGTGTTCCAACAGAAGGTGCTGTTTACAAGTTTGTTAAATCAGGATTTATGGGTACAGACGCAATGGTACTTGCACGTGGTGCAACTAACCAACGTCCAACAGAAACAATTGAAGGTATGTTACGTTACAACAGTACCTTAAAAACAATTGAATTCTATAACGGTACAGAATGGGCAACATCAGGCGGTGCTGGTCTAAGTATTGTTAGTGTTACACCAAACATATTTGATCCAGATGTAGATACTACAATTGAAATTTTAGGTGATAAATTTAGTGATCCAACAGGTGTTAAATTTGGTAATATTACAGTTCCATTGAGTTCAGTTACGTATGTAAGTGAACAAGAAATTACAGTACAAACAGGCGCAGGCGTGTTTAGTGGACTAGCGGCAGGTAGATACAATGTAGAACTTACAACTACAAACGGATCTAAATCAACATTACCAAGAGGTATTGAAGTTGATAATGCTCCTAATGCTAATACACCAGCAGGTAGTTTAGGTAGTTTCCAAGAAACAACATCAGTTAATATTACAAGTGTTACAGCAACAGACCCAGATGGTGATACGGTTGTTTACAGTATTATACTTGATGCAGGAAGTTTATTTGCAGACCAAGGTGGTCCGCTAACAATGAACAGTGCAACTGGTGCAATTACAGGTACTTTACCTAGTGTTCCTAGTACAACAACTAAAACATTTACAGTTAGAATGGCTTCACAAGGTACAAACGGTACAGTAAACACTGATGTAATTTACTCATTAGAGATTTTACAGAATACTGCACCAACATTTACATCACCAACAGCAGGTACAACACCAGGCGGTGATGATGGTACAACAAGTGATAGTACATACGGTACAACAAGTATCCAACTTACAGCAAATGAACCAGATGCAGGACAAACACTTACTTACAGTGTACAATCAGATGCTGAAGGTTTATTCAGTAACGGTCTAAGTTTGAATACAGGAACAGGTTTAATTAGTGGTACAATTAACCATAGTTGGTTGAACAGAGGATACGACAGAACAGGATCAGTAACTATTAGAGTTACAGACGATGCGGCGTTCCCAGCAAGTGACGATGTAACATTTAATATCAAAGGTAGAACTACTTGGAGATATAGAACTGTTATTAACAGAGGTTACATGGCAGGCGGATATAAGAGTTCGGTTCCATGGTCAAACGTTAACAGAACAAGTCACTCAAACGATACTTCAAATAACTTAGGTAACTTGATGGATCAACCAGGTACATATATGGACGGTGGACATAGTGATGTAACAGGATGGTCATGGGGTAACGATCCGAGTTATCCTACTAACTCAAACAGAGGTTGGGCGTTTAACATGACAAACGATTCACGTAAGGGTTACAACAATAGTTCGTTGAACATGAGTACTGGACGTAATGACCACGGTGTTTCAAACTACGATACACAGTTTAGTGTAATTACAGGTGGTGGTAGTGCTAACACAGACATTATGAATCACTCTTCAGAAACTATGCGTACAAACGTTAACAACTCAGGTATAAGTTCAGACTATGTTGGAGCGGCATGGAGTCAAAGTGCTGGTTATCACTGGAATGGTGGTTCACACAGAAGGATTGCATTTAGTACAGAGTCTTGGAGTGGACTGTTTAGTACACAAGGTACACACTCAAAAGGATTAACAAGTAAGTACGGTTACTACTACATTGGCCCACCAAACAACTCACGTAACTTAGAGAAAGTTAACTCTAGTAATGATAGTTCACAAGGAACAATTGGTAACTTCCCGAATGGTCAGAACACACAAGGTGAGCATAACATGCAAATGGGACAGGATGCAGGATACTCAGTTGGTATGTGGCAGGGTTCAAATGGTCAGGCTAACGACAGTTGGAAACTTACATATTCAAATGATAGTATGAGTAACGGATCAAGTGGACAAAGTGCATTACAACCAAAAGGCCAGCCTGGATGTTCATCAGGGGCGTGCTTTAGTACAGGGATTTAAAAATGAAATTATTATATTTTGGAAGAGAACAAGAAAACGGTTACATAAAAACAATTAAAACTGAGTTTGGTGGAATTATTGCAGAAATTGATGACGCAACATTAGAATTTATCGATTGGTCAAGTTTTATATATGCTAAAAAGTTTACCGACGAAGCATATGAAAAAGGTGTAACAAATTCTATGAAATCTTACAACGAATATTGGACATGTGATCAAACAGGTGAAATTTCCGATACATGGAAACCAACTAAAACACCAGCACCAGGAATGCCAGACAGAGACCCTGAAGGTAATACATGGGTAAAAACTAAATTACCATGGACAAATTCTGAAGCGGCATGGATTATAGATTATGATAAATCATGGATTACAGGAAAAATTGCAACATTTGCATACATGGCATATACTTCAATTGATGTAGATAGAGGTCCTATTGAAAAAGAAACATGGGATTTACAGTATACACAAGCATTATCACATAGATCTACTGGTAGTACAGGTACATTACTTAGATTACTTGCTGACGCAAAAGGCGTAACACCGTCTAATTTTGCTGATAGTATTATTAGAAATAATGAAGATTATCAAACAAAAGTAGCCAAAGTATTAGCAGTATCTACAAAATTACGCAAAGACTTAAAAAACTGTACAACAATAGCACAAGTACAAGCATTTGTTGAAAAGTACTTAGAAGTTGATTATGGTAGAAATGTTGCAGAAGTAACACCAATGCGTACTTTATTCAAGAATATCTAGTCACATTAAATACTCTGATAACTAATGTTATTAATAAGGAGTTAACATGTCTGACGAACTATCAAATGATGAAATTATAGACTTTTCGCTAGGGTTTGACTATGCCTATAGTAAGTACCAAATGGATAGTTATGTTGTTGATACTAATATCACAGACTGGCGTAAAGCAAAGCAATGTTTGATTGAAATTGAACATAGAACACAAACTATCGAAGATCGTACATACGATGATAGGAAAAAACAAGCAGAAATTGATATTAAAAAAGAAGAACTAGCAGAAGAAACTTCACCTGCGAAAAAACGTTTATTAGAAATTGAAATTGAAGAATTTGAAAATCATCTTGAACGTAACAAACGTAGAATTGCTGGCGTAATATTAGAACGCGATCGTTTTTTAAAGAAATTTAAAACATTAATGCCTGACAAAGATGCTATGTTTGACATGGCAAATGATAAAGAAGGTAAAGAGAGAGAATATTGGATTTCACGTATGGGAAAACAGGCGGCAATGGAAATGCTCTCGTATGGTAAAATTGGTACAGGTAATCTTGAAAGTATTATGCATATGCCTCATGCAGATCAGGATAAAATTATCCGCGGAGCATTAGAATATACTAAACAATTTGAAACTGGTATTGTTGCTATCGAAAAAGATGTTGAACAGAAATTAATTAACATGCTAAAAGAAAAGGACAATGTAGATATTGTTCCAAAACTTGAGGACACAGTACAAGAAAATGCAAAACTTCTCGATTCCCCTGAATCCAAAACTAGATTACGATAGTTTTACAAAACGATTCATTCCGTTTTTAGAAAAAAATAAAAAGTATATATATGATGTATACTTTACAAGTCGTATACCTCCGTTTGGTCAAGATGCTATGGGTGATGTTTTCCATCAAGGCGATTGGGGAGCAATTAGCGATAATGCAATCCAAATACAAGAAATAATCGGAATACCTGTTAGTGCAACATTTAATAACATAAATGTACCACCAACTATGCAAAACTTACAAACATGGATTAAAAACTTTGCACCGTTATACGAAGCAGGTGTACGTATAGCAACATTACCTCACACTATGTGGATGTTACAAGGAGCAATTCAAAAAGCATATCCTGAATTACGTGTAAAAAATACAATTTTACGTAATGTACAACGTGCAAACGAAGTTGTAAAACTTGCAGAAGCAGGTTTTTATTACGTAAATTTAGATAGAGACTTAATGCGTGATAAAGACAAACTTTTAGAAATTAAAGAAGCCAAAGAATACGTAAGAAAAAATATCTGTGAAGATTTTAAAGTAAGTTTATTGGCCAATGAAGGATGTTGGGGTAATTGCCCTGTACAAGATGAACATTTTGAGTTTAATTTTAGTAGACAAGAAGCAATGTCTCCTACTTTCTTTATGGATCCAATATCTAAACCTACATGCCCTAGATGGGATGCCATGGATCCTGCCGCACAATTAAAAGTAGCAAACTTTACTCCGTGGAGAGAAGACTGGGTAGAACTAATGGATGCCGGTATTGATGTTTTTAAAATGCATGGTAGAGAATCAATTGAAAGATTATGGGAAACAGTAGATTTAGTTGAACGTTTTGCAAATAAGCAAGATATATTGTTTGATAATTTTAATGAATTTATTGATGTTGGTGATTTAGATAATAAGCCAATCAAAGTATGGCGCGATAAAATTAAAAATTGTAAATTTGACTGTTGGAAATGTCATTATTGTGAAGATGTAGTAAGTGCTAAAACAAAGAACAAGTTTATAAGTTCAATTAACAATGCTATTGAAAAAAGTATGGATCATACAAGTAAGTTGTCTGAAAATACTTTACAAATTGAAGGATTAACTAGTCATAAGGTTAAACATTTTTTAAATAACCTATGCGAAACAAAAGATGTAAGATATTTAGAAATTGGTACATGGCATGGTGCAACATTTTGTAGTGCATTAGAAGGAAACAACATACAAGCAGTGTGTATTGATAGTTGGCATACTAATGATATAGAACCAATGCGTGAAGTAGATGGATGGCAAGGAAAAGATGGTAATCCATTGAAAATCTTCCAACATAATATGGCCAAAGTAAAAGGACCAAACAGAGTATTAGGTTTTAATGAGCCTGTTGAAAGTTTAGACTTGACAAATATTCCACATACTAGTAATATAGTATTTTATGATGGAGATCATACATATGAACAAACAAAAAACTTTTTATCAAGGTACTATGATAAGTTTGAAGAGACTTTTGTATTAATTATGGATGACTGGAATTGGGTACAAATACAAACTGCTACTAATGAGCATATAAAAGAGAAAGATTACAAAATATTATTTCAAAAACAACTACAAACTACCGGAGAAGATCCAGATGATTATTGGAATGGTCTAGGCATATTTGTTTTAAGAAAGAAAAGAGAAAATATTACTTAATGGAACAGTACAAACTTATAAAAAACTTTATTGAACTTGAAACAGCACATTTCTTATATGAATACTTAGAGTTTAGTACTAAGGTTTATATTGAAGAAGGAGATCCACAAGCAAAAACAGGAGACGAAATGGTTCCTGGATGCTTAGGCCCAAGAAGCGGAGACCTAACATTTGATGCCTTTCTAAATTTTATGCATAAAAAAGTAGAAGGATTGACCGGTTTATCATTGTTTCCAACATATACATATGCACGTTTGTATACTACTGGAAATGCTATGCCTAAGCATAGGGATAGGCCTGCATGTGAATATAGTTTAACTGTAAAATTACGTGATAACGGAAAAGGTAATTGGCCTATTGTTATTGAAGATAAAGAAGTGTTTTTAGAAGATGGAGATGCTGTTTTATATAAAGGTTGTGAAGTAATGCATTGGCGTAATAAATGTGATATTGAAGATTATAAATTAGGACAAGTATTTTTGCATTATGTAGACGCAAATGGCCCTTATGCTGATCAGCGTTATGATGGATATTACGATAAAGGAATCTTTTTTGAAAAAGATCTTAAGGAATTTCTATAATGGAAGTAAATTCTATATGGCCTACTAATGTTGGTATTGCACAACGACCAATTGATGATTGTAATGACCATGAAACTATTTACAATTTAATAAAACGTCTTGAAAAAGACAATAGTATTGATAACGGCGAAGGATTAGGTTATGTAACCGACGAAAGTATTCATCAATACGACGAAATGCAATATCTAAATACTTGGCTTATACAACAAGTACATAATTTTTCTGATAGTATAGGCTGGGACGTTGATATCGACGATATATTTGTTGCTAATAGTTGGGCAGTGGTAAGCAAACACGGAGCAAGTACACATAAGCCTCATATACATGCAAACACATTATTAAGCACAGTGTATTATTTACATGCACCCGAAGGTTCTGCACCTTTAGGTCTTTTACAACCTGACGTTAAATGGAAACCGTGGCAACCTGACTTTAAACAACGCACAGTAGACACTGAAGGTGAGTTTTATGTTCCTGCTAAAACAGGACAGTGTGTAATTTTTAGAAGTGATATTCCACATATGACAGGGCAAAATAATTTTACAAACACTACAGAGTTACAAGAACGTATTGTTATACCATATACTTTTAATTTAAAGAATTTAGGTAAAAAATCTAGGGGTAGACATTATGGAATCTAATACTATTGGATTATTTCCAACTGGATTTGTAGAATTTAAACTTGATATTACGGATTATGATATTAGTAATATGATTGATGCTGTAGAGTGGACAAATCATAAACAAGGATTTGAAGAATTTCCGATGTATCAAATTTCTAAGCAAAATCTACAAGAAGATACAGCATTTGAATCTTTTACTAAAACAGTTATTGACTGTGGATTAGAATATTGTAATAAAATAGGTTATCAACCTGAAAATTTATACATTACTAGTATGTGGATGAATAAATTTAGTAACAGTCAAAGTATTGGCCCACACACACATACTAACAGTTTATTAAGTGGAGTATATTATTTAAACAGTACACCCGATCAAGGTGGTACAGAATTTTATAATCCGATAAGTAAAATGAGAAATACAATTAGTGTTACTAGAGATGGAAATAGTCCGTTTTTAACAGATAGAATAAGCAGTAAAGCAGAGCCTAACAAGTTAATATTATGGCCTAGTTATATTGAACACAGAAGTGAGAAAAATATAACACCAAAGCCTCGTTATACTCTTAGTTTTAATATGTTACCAACTAAATTAGGAAATCAAGAACACTTTAACTATGCGGAGATAAAATGATTAAAAATATTTGTATACTAGGTGGCGGAACAAGTGGATACTTAACAGCCGCGTATTTAAGAAACACTATACCAGGTGCAGTAAAGATACAACTAATTGAAAGTAGTAAGATCGGCATTGTTGGAGTAGGAGAAGGTACACAACCATACACTACAGAATTCTTACGTAAGTGCGGTTTACAACCAGTTGATTGGATGAAATCTGCAAGAGCAACATATAAGTTAGGTGTAGAATTTAATGGTTGGAGTGACGAACCTTATTTTGTAGACAATGACGACTATGGAAGTTTTGTATTAGGTCCTGAAATTCCATCATTTAACTATTGGTTAGGTAAAAGTAAAAAAGAATTTTTTGATTTTGTACAAAGTTATAAACTTGCTAAAGCAAATAAATCTCCAAAACTAAATCATGTTATGGATTTTACACACGGGTTTATTGCACCGTCATGGGACGCTGTACACTTTGATGCACATAAGATTGGTGAAGCAGTAAAAGAAAATATTAAAGATAAAATTGATATTGTTGATACTGAAATTGTTGAAGTAGATACGTTCGAGCAAGGTGTAAAATGCTTACGTGATAAGGAAGGTGTTGAATATCATGCAGACTTATACATAGACTGTAGTGGATTTAAAAGTTTATTATTAGGAAAAACATTAGGGGTTAGATATATAGACGAAAGCGAAAATCTACCATGTAATAGAGCAGTTGCTATCCCAACACAATATAAAAATCCACAAGAAGAATGTCATCCTTATACAAAAGCAACAACTATGAAGAACGGTTGGCGTTGGACCATTCCAACTTATGATCGTATAGGTAACGGATATGTTTACAGTGATGCATATTGTTCTAAAGAAAACGCTGAAAAAGAATTACGCGAAGCAATAGGCGAGTTTGATGCTCCAGCAAATCATTTAGAAATGCGTATTGGTACACACGAAGGCATTGCACATGATAATGTAGTAGCAATCGGATTAAGTGCAGGATTTGTTGAACCATTAGAAGCAACTGGAATAACATTTACCACAAAGTCAGTTGAATTTTTAGTAGAAAGTTTACGATATAGTGACGGTACATGGGGTAAAGATAATTTAAGTTATATTAACAATCAATGGTTATCAATGTACTATGAAATTAGAGATTTTATTTTTACACATTATAAGTTTGCTTCTAGAAAAGATACACAATTTTGGAGAGATGTAACTAGTAAAGAATTACCTGATACATGTAAAAAAAGATTAGAAAATTTTGTACCAGGGCCAAAAGATAGTATGTTTATTCCTGGAATCACTAGCATGTTCCATACAGGACAATGGTTTGAAATGTTATATGGCAGTGATTTTTATAAAAAAAGTATTTCTTTTATGAGTGATGATTATTTGAAATATTCTGACAGTTATGTTGATAGCGAAAACTATCGTATAGATCGTGTAATGCGTGACTTAGATAACCATTATGACTACTTGACAAAATGGTATAAGAACATATAAATAGTTATATGAGCATGATTAAGAAATTTTACACAACTAACGTATACGAAGTAACAGACGTTACAGGTGACACAAGTTTTAGAATGGGTCCATTTTTTACTGAGCAAGTAAGAATTGCAACAAGTAATTTAGGATTTCATTTAAGATTTACAAGCGATGATTCAAATTTAAACGAATTAATTACTGCTGAAACATACGACTTGATTATTCCACCTAACTGTGTTGAAGTAATGCCGAATGTTCGTGGAGGATTTATTGCTGTTAGGCCAATTAAGTACCTCGAAGATAGTACGTTTGTAGACGCTAAAATTTCAATCACTGAAATCGATTTGCTCTATGACACAAGAAGATAATTTATATGAAATTTTAGGCGTTAATGCTAGTGCTTCACAACGTGAAATTAAAGAAGCATATAGAAAACTGTCAATGCAACATCATCCTGATAGAAATGGTGATCCAAAAGTTTTTCAAAAAGTCAAAGATGCTTATGATATATTAAGCAATTCTGATAAACGTAATCGTTATGATATAATGATTAATCTTGTACGTATTAGTGAGCCTGAAATTCAAGTTGTAGGCAATGAAAACGGTGTTAAATTTGAAGTAAAGCAGGGCATGGGCACTGTTACAATTACCCCTAAGTAAATTTTTTCTTTACATGAAAGTTCTTTTTATAGGCTTCGTCGCCTGAGTCTCCTAATACATTTTGATGACTTTTCCATTCGGTCCAATCTGTTTTACTAACTTCCATTTCCCAATCTTGTCTTTTAAATGGAATAACTTGTACCATAGGAGTTTTAGTATCAAAGTCAACTTCTTCTCCTGCAGGAGTATTCATGATAAATGGAAAGTTAACAGGAACTCTATATGTATCTGTATCAACTATGCCGCTTAACATATGATATTGATCGTTTGGAACATTTAATGGGTGGGTAAAAAAGCAACTCCAACCTGGAGGAGTTTCAATAATCCATGGACTAGCAAATTTTAATACAGGTTTACCGTACCATGGAGCATTTTCAAACTGTCCAATAGCATGTGAACTCATAAAAATTGATCCTTTACCTGTTTTAGAAACTTGCGATTCTGAAATACATTTAATATTAACAGTAGAACAAAAATTGATTATATATCCTGATGTTATTGCATCTAAAAATGGCGGACATTTTTTAATAGTTGGCATAGTATCAATAGGTCCGCCTAACGGTTTAGTTTGTTTAAACCATTCTGGTACCATCTTTGTAGCAGGCATAGGATCAGGAATAGATTCCCAATCTTCAAATTTATCAACAACTACTTGTTGTGCTGATAAACTATTGATTGCTCCGGGTGGTTTAGTAAATCTTATCTTCAGTTTGTCCATTGTAGTAATACTTATTATATAACTATTTGTATGAAGAATGAACTGAACATTAGCGGTATCTTTCCAATACCAATTGCAACTACAACTATTGATCTTCCAGACATATCCAAAATAAATTGGGTACAAGGAGATAATTTCTTACAAAGCGAAGACGACTTACATAAAAAAGACTATATGAAAGATACTGTAAAAAGTATTTTAGATAGTGCATGTGCATTTAGTGAAACAGTAGGTTGGAGGAAAGAAGAGTATTTTATTACTCAAATGTGGGGTAATAAGTATGCACCAAAAACTGCTGAAAAGTCAGGCGGAAATATCTATTCACACTTCCATTCAAATAGTTTAATAAGTGGTGTATTATATTTTGAAGAAAATACCCCAACTAGAATTTACAATCATGATAAAACAAGACAAATTATAAAAACCAGTAGTGCAGAAAATACTGCATTTACAAGTGAAATATTTACTATTAACGCTATGCCTGGAAGATTATTATTATTTCCAAGTTATCTAGTACACGACAGTCAACCAAGCGATAAAGAACGTGTAACTATTGCGTTTAATATACTTCCAAGAAGTTTAGGTATTAAAATGGATTATAACTATCTTAATTTATCAGACGTAAATTAAACAATTAAATCTAAAACTGTTTGTAACTTATCTTTTATTACACGATTTTGTAATGTATTACGTAATCCTACGTGTAATGGTTTAGGCCAACAGTTTACGTTAGTCCAAGCATAACCACTATGTTCATCATTTAATGTAGGAATAAATTCATTATCAATAATAGCAAGGTATGTATGAAAATGAAATTTACTATCGTTTGATGTAAACATTTCTAAAGGAATAACTTTTTTAATTGTTGGAGTTTTTCCAACTTCTTCACTTATTTCACGTTCAAGTGCTGTCCACGGAGTTTCGTTCCCCTCGGCCATTCCGCCAACAAGTCCCCACTGTCCAGCAGTTTTTGTTTTAGTGCGTTCTAAGAATAGAAATCGTTTAGTAGTACGAGCATAAAATAATGCTCCACTGCAAACAATGTTTTTATCTTTTATAGTACTAGTCGCCATGACCCTTTTAAATACTCACCTTCATAACTTTTTAACCAGGCACCAGCATCATTTGTAAACTTGTACTGTACTCCTGTATATGTATTAGTTATGTAGACAGGGGTCTGTGCTACGCTAGAATCGGCACGCTCATCATTAGAGCCTGCATCAAAAGTAATTTCCCAGTTGCTTCCATTCCATGTAATGATATCGTTTGTACTTGCTTGTACAACTGTACCATCTGCATTTTGCCAAGCATTCATGTTAGAATCTGAACTGTCATTCTTTAAGTGCTGATGTATGTCATTTAGAATTAGATAACGTGTACCTTGTGCTAGATTGTCTAAGTCTGGATTAAATGTTAATGGATCAATTATAGCATCAATAGTTCCTCTACTAGCAACACTGTCTGTAAGAATTGTGTTTCCAGGTACTGTATCACTATCAAAGTTTAAAACTATTTGTGTGTCATCAGTTGGATTTACACTTGCTGTTGCAACTATTTCGTTGCCGTCTGCTTTTGCTAATCTTATTGTACTTAATCCTGCTCTAAATTTGCCTGGATATTGATCTAATAGTTTAAACCAACTAACAGCCTCTCCAGTTCTATCAAAGTTACCTGGTGTTGGTTCTGATACTCCTTCAGCAGGTGCTAATAATTTAGCAGTATTGTTTAATACTAACAAGCCAAAGTTTCCTGGTGTAACATTCACTGTTGCCATTGGATCAGCGGCGTCAATAATACCGTCTGAAATACTTCCAGTTTCGTCAAATACACTCATTACAATTTTTTCAATTACACCTAACTGTTTTACTTTTGCTGGAGGTGTAATCCATATAGGCATTGTAAATGTAAGTTCTCCGATATCAATTTCTGTTTCTGTTCCTTGTGGAATAGTTCTAGTACTAAAGTTTACACTTTGTAATTCGATTAAACTTAAACTTGTCCAGTCTACATAGTTTGCTGTACTTTGTATTTCTAAACTTGGATTGAATAAAACAAGCATTTGTTCCATAATTTGTAATTTTTGATCAGTGTTAGTTGACCATACATCACATTTCATTTGTAAGTTAAATGGTACAGGCATAACACGCTCAACTGTGTATCCTGGTCCTTGGGTATCTAAGTATTCACCTGTTGCTGAATCATAATCTCTTTCACGTAGATGTACTTTACTTACATGTGTTGGGTTTTGAACTCTATCACGAGCATACTCTAAACCTGTAATGTAACAACTTACACGAGGAGCACTTACAACTTTATTTTCACTGTTATCTCTAATGATATGTGCTACTTGTCTAGTAAGATTTCCATAACTTGTTGGTATCTTACGTAAAGTGCCTGCACTATCTTTGTAACTAAAGTTACTCATAACACGAACAAATTGTGTTACAAAGCGTCTTATTTGTCCATCATAAAAATGTTGCATTAATTATCTGCCTTTGGTTTAAGTACTTGTGATAATGCTTGACGTTCATCAACTTCTGTATTGTTAATAGTATTTTTACTTTTGTTATTAACAAATGTACCAATTTGATTTTTAGCAGTATCACTGCTAGGTGTTTCAACTCTTACAGCATCTTCGTATTTAACCCATCTATTACCATTGTAACGGAAAAGTCTATTTGGAAAGTAGTCAGTTCTTAAAAAGAATTCACCATCACTAGCCGCTTGTGGAAACTGAGATCCAAAACTGTATAAAGCACCGTTTGGTGGAACTCCTTGTTCAGTAAGATAGCCAACATAAAAGTTTCCTTTTGCAGTTTTTAATGTTGGAGTACTTGACCCGTCATCATTAATATTAATGTTACCTTTATCATCAGTTGGTACTACAAAGTATTGCTTTGTATCATACCCACTAATTACTGGTTGTTCAGGATCGCCTGTAATATCTTCATTTGCTTGATTAAGAACTGCTTCGTTAATTTGCATTTCTTTTTCATATGTTGATAGTACATCACGTATTGTTGATCCTGTTCCTTCGCCACTATCTTTATCAAATATTTCTTTAAATTCTTGACTATCAAGTATTGGTTTACATTTTGCTCTTAATAAATGTGGGTACCATGTTTGACTGAATCCTTCACTCGGACGACTTACATCTTCTATTACATAAAAACGTTTAAGTGAAACACCATAATCATTAAGTGCATATTCATCTTTTAAGTGTGGTAGTTCTAATACATCACCACTCATTAATTTACGCCCTAAATTTTCAACACTTGAATTCATATGAAATGTTATAAAAATAGTATCATTCTGTAAGAACATTCCAAATTGTGAAAGATCAAAGTCTAAATCTTGTACGTTGTAAATACCGCGGATAACATACACATCATCTGAATATTTTCTATCTCTGTTTTCTAAAAACAATAAATCTTGTATTTTTGTCTCGGGTATATCGTTTGTTCCATAAGGTTGACTTGGGGTGCTTTTATCAGCACCAGGATCGACAGGACCTTCGTACTTGTGTATGAATATGTCTGTACCGCCTACTTGAAAGGATTCGTTAACATTCCTGTCTATAAAGCGATAATCTGCGGATTTCTCCGGTTTATATAAACTGAGTCTGGGCATAGTAAATGTATTTATAGAATAAATATGTTTAACAGAGGAAACTTTATATGAGCAATGATTTAGAAAATAAGAAACAGGCAGTCTTTAATTACGTTAGAACAATGCTCGGCGATGGCATGATCGATGTTGAACTTGATCCTAACCATTATGATGTAGCATTAGAAAAAGCACTTGGCAAACTTAGACAACGTAGTGAAAACGCTGTAGAAGAATCATATGCTATACTAGAGTTTCAAGAAGACACAAACGATTATATTTTACCCAATGAAGTAATAGAAGTAAGAGAACTTTTTAGACGTTCAATTGGTTCACGTTCAGGTGGCGGAGATGGTGGAACATTATTTGAACCATTTAACTTGGCCTATACAAATTCATATCTTTTAAGTTCATCACAAATGGGCGGACTTGGTACGTATTATGCTTTTGCAGGATATCAAGAATTAGTTGGTAAAATGTTTGGTAGTTTTATTAACTTTAAGTTTGATCCTGTAAGCAAGAAACTTACAATTATGCAACGTCCTAGATCAGACGAACAAGTATTAATGCAACTATATAATTATCGTCCAGACTTTAATCTATTAAGTGATCCTTATGCTGGACAATGGCTTAAAGACTACACATTAGCAGTATGTAAATATATGCTAGGTGAAGCAAGAAGCAAATTTGCAACCATATCAACACCGCAAGGCGGAACTTCACTCAACGGTGATGCTCTCAAAGCAGACGCAATGGCCGAAATGGAGAAATTGGAAATGGACTTGGCAAATTACGTAGATGGTTCTAAACCATTATCATTCGTAATTGGCTAAAAAACACTTGACTTTCCTACACAATGACTATACAATTTAGAGATACTTTTAATAAGGAATCTTTTATGATAATTGGTATTTGTGGACTTATAGGTTCAGGTAAAGGAACTGTTGCAGACTTTTTAGTTGAACAACAGGGATTTAAAAAACTATCTTTTGCAGACAAACTCAAAGACGGCGTTGCTAGTGTTTTTGGCTGGGACAGAGAAATGCTTGAAGGCAATAACCCAGACTCTCGTGCATGGCGTGAAAAAGTTGATCCTTATTGGAGTACTGAAACAGGAAGTCCTGTTACACCACGACTAGTATTACAACTATTTGGAACTGATTGTATGCGTAACGGATTCTACGATGGCATATGGGTTAGTTTAGTTAAAAAACAATTATTAGATAATCCACAAGGAAAATTTGTAATTCCAGATGTGCGTTTTGAAAACGAAGCAAATATGCTACGTTCAATAGGCGGATATCTTTGGCGTGTAAAACGTGGAGATGATCCTGAATGGTGGACTACTGCACAACATCAAATGCGTCAAGTTAATAGTAACAAAGGTGCTAAGAATATTGTAGTTGCACATAAGATGGAAGAAAATCATCCTGAAGTACACATATCAGAATGGGCGTGGTGTAACGTTGAATTTGATGCTACTATTGAAAATAACGGTACAGTTGAATTCCTTAGAAATCGGGTGTTAAATCACCTTGCTTCCAAGTAAATCCTTCTTTGTGTAGTATACGCTGACAATTAGCACATACTGTTTTAAGATTATTATGTCGACAGTTTGTTAGATTACCATCGATATGATACACTGCAAATTGTTCTTCATGCTTACTTGTAAATCCACACTTATCACATTTGTCTTTTTGTCTATACCCAAGTTGATGCCATAGTGGAACTGTAGGGGTCCTACCTCTAGCACACTGTTCGCATTTACTTCTATAATAGGTCTTGCGAGCCTTCTTATAATTGACTGCACAGGGTCTACGGTTGCATGTTTTACACAAAGGTCTAGTCATATATATATTTACCAGCCCTTTTCCGTACCTTTTTCGCCATATGTAATACCGCAAATTTGTCTAACATGGCTAAATATGTTTAAGAACTTAATTTAAAGGAGTAACAAGATGGCACTTACATCACCAGGAGTTGAAGTTAGCGTAATAGACGAAAGTTTTTATACGCCAGCCGCGGCCGCAACGGTACCACTAATTATCGTAGCAACTGCCGCTAATAAGCCAAACGGCGCAGGTACGGGAACAGCACAAGGAACAATTAAATCTAATGCTAGTACACCATACTTAATTACATCACAAAGAGAATTAACAGAAACGTTTGGTAATCCAACGTTTTATACAGATTCATCTAACAATCCATTACACGGCAATGAACTAAATGAATACGGACTACAATCTGCATATTCATTCTTAGGTGTAGCAAATAGAGCATACATTGTAAGAGCAGACGCTGACTTAGGAGAACTTAAAGGTTCTGCATCAGCACCAGCAGGTACGCCAGCAGATGGCACATATTGGTTAGATACAAACGATTCATTATTTGGTATATTTGAATGGAACCGAGCAACACAAAAATTTACAAACAAGATTCCTTTAGTTCTTAACTCCGCTACACAACTTGTTAGTAATTTATCTTCCGGTGATCCAAAATCAAGCGTAGGTGCAAAAGGTGATTACGCAATCGTAACTGCTAGAACATCAAACGATGCTTACTACAAAAATGCAGATAATGCATGGGTTAAAATAGGTTCAACAACTAGTGCAAACATTGCCGCTTTAACAAGTGGTGATTCAACTTTTACTTCAGATAGTTGGGCATCAAGTTGGCCAGCAATACAAGGTACAGTATCAAATCCAACATTAGGAAATGGTCAAGGACTTGTAATTAACGGAACAAGTGTTACACTTTCAGGTACAACTGTTACTGCACTTGCAAACGCAATTAACGGTGCAAGTATAACAGGTGTTGGTGCAAAAGTTACAAGCACAGGCATTTTAGAAATATACAGTGACGGAACTTCAACTTCAGATGGTACTACAGATGATGGTGCTATTGTTATTGAAGATTTAGTAGGAAGTACATTAAAAGCAGACACTGGAATTACAGCAACTTATTATTCAGGTGCGGCTGTACAAATTTCAAAACACTCAAATGTTCCAACATGGAAGTCAACTGATACTGTAACAGTAGCAGGAACTTCTAGAAGCGGAATTAAACCAAGCGGAAGTGTTTGGATGAAAACTACTTCACCAAACTTAGGTGCTAATCTTAAAGTTCAAGTTTGGAATGACAGTTTAGGCGTATGGTCAACAACAGTTGCTCCACTTTACAACACTAGAGAAGAAGCAGTAAACACAATTGATGCTACTGGTGGAACACTTATACCTGCAGGTACAGTATTTGCTCTTGCAAATATTACAGGCAGAGGAACATCAGAAGATAGTACAACAGGTGTTGAAAAACTTGTAAACTTTAAATTATACAGAAGAGTAACAAGTTCACCAACTAGCGTAACAGGTACTGAACAAGGTGCAAATCCAGTTGTTGTAACAGGAACTCTTACAATGGCAGAAACAGATAACGGTAGTAACGTTTATCAAACTGCTAAAACTGTAACAGTATCAACAGCAACAGTTGAAGGAGTTGCGTCAGCAATTAGTGCGGCAGGCTTTGAACACATTACTGCAACAGTAAGTAATGGTTATCTTTCAATTAGTCATGCATTAGGCGGCGAAATTAAAATTACAGATGCGTCAAGTATTTTAGCAAGTGCAGGTTACACAGCATGGGCACGTTCAAGTGCAGGTGTTGAAACAGGTACAGCAAATTATTATACAGCAGGCGCAGATGACAATCATTCACATATCATTAGTAACTGGAAACCACTTGTATACGAAGCAAGTGATGATGCTCCAACAGCAACTCCAGCAGATGGTACGTTATGGTATAACACTACACTAGACGAAGCAGACATTATGGTACATGATGGAAGCAAGTGGGTAGGTTACTTAAACTACACACCATTAGCAGGTGCAACTGATCCTAAAGGACCTATTGTATCAGCAACTGCTCCATTAAAAACAGGTGGACAGTCAGATGCTAGTGATTTAGTTGAAGGCGATATTTGGATTTCAACTGCTGATGTTGACCAATACGGTGCAAAAGTTTACCGTTGGGACAATTCAGCAACTGAATGGGTATTAATTGACGTAACAGATCAAACTACAGAAGATGGAATTCTTTTTGCAGATGCACGTTACGGTTCAAGTGGTGCAACAGGTGATACAGCGGCAACAATCGAAACGTTGTTAAGTTCAAACTATGTTGATCCAGATGCTCCAGATCCAGACTTATACCCAAGAGGTATGTTATTATGGAACACAAGACGTTCAGGTTTTAATGTTAAGAAATTTGTAGCAAATCAAATTGATATAACAGCAAACAGTGGACTAAACAAACGCTTTGGCGATGAAGCAATGGCAAACTATAAAACTGCACGTTGGATTGGCTGGAACACAGTTAATGCAGACGGTTCAGGATTATTTGGTAGACATTCACAACGTCAAACTATTGTTGCAGGACTTAAGAGTGCAGTAGATGCAAATGAGTTACTACGTGATGAAGAAACACGTAACTTTACATTGTTAAGTGCTCCTGGATATCCAGAACTTGCAAGTAACTTAATTGGACTAAACGTAGACAGAGGCTTAACAGGATTTGTTGTTGCTGATACTCCGTTTAGATTAGCACCAAATGCAACTTCACTACAAAACTACGGTAATAATACAGCAGGCGCAAGTGCAGACGGAGAAGACGGTTTAGTATCATATGATGAGTATATGGCGGCGTTTTATCCAGCAGGTTTAACAACTGATGTAACAGGTAAGAACATTGTTGTTCCACCAAGTCACATGATGCTACGTACTATTGCAGTAAGTGATGCAGTATCGTTTCCATGGTTTGCTCCAGCAGGAACAAGACGTGGTGGCATTAGTAATGCATCAAGTGTAGGTTACATTGATAACGAAGGCGAATTTAACGCAGTTGCATTAAATGACGGTGTACGTGAAACAATGGCAGGAGTTAAAATTAACCCACTAACATTTATTACTGGTAGCGGATTAGTTAACTTTGGTCAACACACTAGAGCAAAGAACGCAAGTTCATTAGATAGAATTAACGTTGCAAGATTAGTTGCATACTTAAGACGTCAAATGACGCTACTTGCTAAACCGTTCATGTTTGAACCAAACGATAAGATTACACGTGATGAAATCAAACAAGCAACTGAAAGTTTATTACTTGAACTTGTAGGTCAAAGAGCACTTTATGACTTCCTCGTTGTATGTGATGACACTAACAACACATCTGCAAGAATTGATCGCAACGAGTTATACGTTGACGTAGCAATTGAACCAGTGAAGAGTGTGGAGTTTATATACATTCCATTACGCTTAAAGAACACAGGTGAAATTGCAACTTTGGGCAATCAATAATGTGGATAAATAAAACTATACAAGGAGCAAATTAGATGGCTATTTCAAGTTTAAGCAAATTTACAGTTCCGTTGGCGAGTGACCAATCAGCAAGTTCACAAGGCTTGTTGATGCCAAAACTCAAGTATCGCTTTAGAGTGAGCCTTGAAAATTTTGGTGCTGGGGCTCCTAACATTGAACTAACAAAACAGGTAATTGATGTTACAAGACCAAATGTAAACTTCGAATCAATTGCGATTGATGTTTACAACTCAAAAGTTTACTATGCTGGTAAACACACATGGCAACCGATTACAATCACATTACGTGATGATGTAAACAACGCTGTGAGTAAGAGTGCAGGTCAACAATTACAGAAACAATTCGATTTCTTCGAACAATCGAGTGCGGCTTCCGGAATAGATTACAAATTCAAAACTAGAATTGAAATCTTAGACGGTGGTAACGGTGCTAACACACCAAGCGTACTTGAGACATTTGAATTAGTTGGTTGTTTTGTACAAGACATTAACTACAATCAGTTAACATACTCAGATTCAAACCCAGTTGACATTACTATGTCACTGCAATACGATAACGCAATCCAAACTAATGGTGCTGGTCAGCCAAACGGTATTGGTAGTGCTATCGGAAGAACAATTAGAACGTTAGCAACAGGCTAATACCTAATTAGTAGTCATCTGTTTACAAAGGGCCGGGGTAAAACTCGGCCTTTTTTTTATGGCTAAATAATAATATGAGCAAAGTAACTAAATTTTTAGGAAGTGTAGTCGGAGGAATATTTGGTTCTGAAGGCGACATGAAAGATTATAAACATGCCGCAAGATTGTTTACAGACGATTACATGCGTCTTGCACCCAAGGTTGAATTTTTATATCATGTACATTTTGATATTAATAAGGCCGCGGCACGTAGTCCGGGTGGTCCTGTAGGTTGGTCAAAGGCTGAACCAAACATCGAAGTAGGTATGCTAGTTAAAGCATGTCAAGTTCCAGGAGTAACACTTAATACTGAAACTAAAAATCAATACGGTAAGAAGACTAATATTCAAACACAAGTGCAGTACACTCCAATTAATATAACATTCCATGATGATAATGTAAATTTAATTAGTGGTATGTGGCAACAATATTTTAAAAATTATTATGCTGATTCTGTATTTCCAGAAGAGTTGAAAGTGCAACCAACTTACAGCAGACCAGGTCAGCAGAGCCGCAACCCTAATCTTGCCGGTCCTTATAACACATCCCCTATACAAAGTAACAAAGTAGGATTTGGTATTAACAGTGATTTTCCAGGTCACTTCTTTAACAAAATTAGTATATATCAATTAAGTAGACATAACTTTTTTGAGTACAC